CTCATGGTACAAGTGATATAGTGACTTGTCATAGCTCAATTTGTCAAACCGTCCTTCGAGTACTTCTGATGCCACTGCTTCCAGTGAGTGAGAATCACGTTCTGAGCTATCAAACTTCTTAACTATTGCCATGAAGTCAATCCAAATGCGGCCATGGGGCTTAACAACCATTTCCATTGTGCCAAACTTTTCTCTTTCATCTACCAGAACGTCTAGGTTTGACTCGGGGTAATTCATCAGTCTTGTATACTTCTTACCTAGAGTTTTCAATGTTCTGTTATAAACATAGGGTCTGTCGAAGAATTCGCAATTATGTGTCCTGAATCCACCACTAACAAAATAATGGGAGTCTGTTTCTATATCCATTGTTTCAGTTAGCTCTCCCCCTTCTATATTTTTTAGTCGAACCAAGTACTCGAATTCTGATATTTTTTTGAATTTTATAAATTCTGATTTCTGAGAATTATTACGCTTCAATGGAGTGTTTAATATTTTGTTAGCCCACTGACTTGTCTTTTTTAGACTAAGTTCGCTTTGGTTAAAGTGTACTAATGTTATTGTCGATTCTGATTTTAGGGAAAAAATTCCATTCCATAGCAACAGTTCATGGATTGTGTGTAGGTCTTGAGAGTTGAAACAACATAGGGATATTCTTCCTGATGACATCCATCCATCGCCATCCAATAAACCCGAGAGAAATGCGTAAAATTGTTTTTTAGACAGAGTGGACAATAGGTTCAAGTTTAACTTCTTCTTGAAACTGGTATCATAAATCAACGAGTGGAATAATTCACTCCTAGGTCGAATATATGTGGAGTATCCTTTAGTACGGTTTCCACTTATGGTACCACTTTCTGATATTTCAGTTATAAACTCCAGATCAGATTGGTAAAATGTATATCCATATGTTTTTTTGATATTCTTCAAAGAACCATCAGCATATAATAGTCCTGCCAAATAGCAATCCTCCTCTACTAATCCTTCGACATCACTGTTAGTATTATCTCGTGTACATATTTTCATAAATACTGAATATGTGTTTTCCTCTAATATATTTTCCATATCCTCGACTGTCACAACCTTTTCCTCATGGAGTGTACTACTATGATTGGAAAATTTTGTATATTTTCCGTTTGGTGAAACCACCACCGGAAAACGGTGTTCTTTCGTAGCCATTATTTCTGAACCGTCCGCTACTCTGATATTATATACTTTTTTATTGGATATAGGAGAAGTTTGTATCACTGTACTGTCAAATAGTGTGTCTCCTTTGGCGAGTTCATCTATTCGAACAATCTCATCCGATTTCCACACCGAGGCATTCCGGGGAAGACAGTTCCACCCACTGACAATATCACTATCCCCAATCTCTTGATAGAAGCGCGTCAGAAGTTCTTTTTCATTGGTACACAATTCTATAGAAGAGTGTTCAAATAAATCCTTTGGGAGGTCTTCAAGTTGCACTTTAGACCATTTACCCTTCTTAGGTCGTAATGCTAAGACAACAGATTTGTCAGTATGTTTATGGTATAGGGCAATGGAACTGATACGCGCATATGGATCATCTGCATCAGAGTGTCCACGCGCAGGGTCGTAATCGACCTCAATATCATAAAATGTTAAGTTAAGTTCTGAATCAAGTGGTTTATTGTAATAGTGATCACTGAGAACCTTTAATTCGACGGATATGTCGGATTCATAAAGTTGAATCCCTGCTTCCCGTAACCTTTTCCTTGCACCATAAAATTCGTAGGGATTAGAAAACTCTATCTTTTCGAGTTTCTTTTTGGTTAAAGTATAGTATTCTTGATCTGAATCGTCATTTTCAACAAATAATTCATATGGTGCATCATAATAGACGGCAGATCGCTTACCGTCTGGGTCTCGTTCCCAGACAATAACATTCTTTTTGTCTTCCGTTAATTGTGTTGAAATATACATATATCCGCTTCACCTTCTTAAGTTAGGGTATATATTTAACACCTTTGAGCTAGAAAGGTCAATCCCAGTTTTTAGGATTCATGTCATATTCGTCTTTATTGAACGTAAAGCCGGTAGCCGTGCGTATCTGGAAGTGGACTTGTGTCAAACTCCCATAGGAAATATTTCCAACATTATAAACGAAGTTTGGTGTTGATGGGAAAAGTAGTAATGTCCCACGGCTGGGTTTAAAATTTATATCAAAATTGGGAAAGTTGAGATTTCCTCCATATACTTCATAATATGGATCAAAATCACTTGAATCATTAAACTCGTTTAACCATAATATAGCTGTGAAATCTAATAAGTTTGCTTTTTTCCAACCGTCACTTTTTTTATAATGGTATGCATCACACACTGTTTCAACCTTTTTGTATTGGGTTGGATACCATTCGAACATCAATTGATGTGTGCCGAGATAGCTAGTATCAAAGTTTTCTTCCATCTTTGATACCACATCATCGAACCTATTCATAATTCTAGTAGTGTTTAGGTTGTTATGAAATATACTTTTTCGAGGGGAGCCATCTTGTCCTATGATGGGATAAGTGTTGTGAATTTTTAGATCAGTGATGATCTGCTCACAAGCCAAGGGGCTTACGAAATCTTTGAATATTAGAAACGGTTTTTTCTTTTCCATTGAGTATCAGTGTATTGTATTTGTGTGAGTATTTATGTAAAAGAAAAAAGTGTGTATCGTGGTTATTGCACCATTACAATCTTTTCTTCTGGGTGTTCATCACTCACCTTAACAATAGAAAACATTTCTGAAAGCTGTTCACCGTTTCGTTTGAAATATAGGTTTACTTTTGTATCATCACCCTCTTTACATATACCGGCGTAGAAGTTATTACTTTTATACGTAATATTGCCCATTATGCAAGAGTTATTTTCGGCTTCATCGTATTCAGCGACAACAATCATATTCTTATCGCCAATTGATACAGTCTCTACATTCTCGAAGAGTGTGATATTGGTAGATTCGTTTAAAGTGTTACTATTTTCAACCACTACGTCTACATCACAAGATTCAACAACCTTCTTCTCCGATTCATCTTTAAGACTTAATATTCGGTCTAGGGCTTTATGGAATTCAGATATTTCTGTATAGACTGGAATGCCCTTTGTATGACACAAAACATCAACATTTCCTTTTCTATGATATCCCTCTGGGCAGAAGACTACTACGTTGTGTGCTTCTTTAATTTCTGATAGTTTACCCAACTCCATAAGAGTAATTGGGGCTTTACTATCTTTCGTGAAATATACAATTGCTACATCACAGTTGTCAATATATGATAGTTCCCAAGAAACTTGTTCGAAAAACTGGGGATTGTTCAGTTCTTGCTTCCACGATGAATTCCAATCTTCGCGTCTCGGGTTATAAATTCCTACAGAGTCAACCTCTTCTGAAGTTTTAGATTTTAAGTAATCCACCGTTTCTTTTTGCCAGTCTGTGGCTTCGCCCATATCGATAGCTCCCGCTAAAAATATAGTTGTGTCAAAATATTCTAAACTTTTGTTTGGTGGTTTAATCTCTGTTACTTTCATTTAAAACTCTCCACGTAATCTCTTGTTCATCCATTGTAACTTCTTCGATGGTGCCCTTCTCTTAGCAAGTTTGGTTTTTCTAACTCTTTCCCCCTTTCTAACTCTTGAGGCTTTTTTACCTGCCCGTACTTGCTTGGGGTCTTTTCTCATTCCACATTTCTGAGGATTTTTTACAAGCCGTCCCTTTCTGGGACCACTCATACACCTGAATTGTCTCACATACTTGTTGTCGTATCTCTTGAACTGTCTAGTAACAGTTCGCTTTGATCGCTCAACGGGAATACTAGGAGTCATTGATCCTTCTTCAATGAATTCTATTTCATCTTCTATCATTTCAAGGATATGTTCAATTCTCATCGTTGTTGATCCCTGTTATTATAAATGGTTGAGGGTCTGTTATTGTTGCCGCGATCTTCACCTCGTAACTCTTCCTCTCGCCTCTTATCTTCTTCCTCTTGCTCCCGGTCTGCATCAGTCTTATGTTTAATTAATCGTCTTTCAGAGTTTAACCCCTGCATACGTAAACGCTTTTCGACAGGGTCTTTAATTTTTTGAACTTCACGTCTCTTAAATCTAACCGTTGCTTCAGAATCTAGATCATCTAATTCCAATAGAGAACGTACTGTTCCTAAAAACGTGCCACCCTCGGAAACACTTCGAAGTTTATATCTGGCTAAATCCGCTAATTTCTTAGCATCCTTTTCTGTACTCTTTTGTGCATCAAGCTCTCTTTCCATTTTGGCGAGTTCTTCTTGCTTATGCATTTCTTCTTTAGCTGCCATAGCTGAATATTCGGCTTGTAGCGCACGAGATTTCTCAGCCTCCGCTTCTGCTTCCGCTGCTTGTGCTTCTGCTTGTTTGGTCAACATTTGGACAATGTTTCTCAAAAGACTGCTGGCATCATTCTCGCCATCATCTTCACCAAACTCAGTACCCAAGTCATCTTCACCATCTTCAAGGGATTCTTCATCTCCCTCAGTATCATCGTCTCCAAACTCCCCAAGAGGGTCTTCTCCGTCCGTTGGGTTTTCGTCGTCGGTGTTAAATTCTTCTTCATCCGAAAAGTCATCATTATCTGCATCTGGCTTCTGGAAATCTTCCTCATCAAACCCCACGTTTTCTGGATCAGTTACTTTGTCTGCATTATACACTTTGTCTTTAGCGATTTCCGGAAATTCAACTGTTATGATATCAAAGTCCTGTTTTAGGTTATACAGTACCTCGGCAATAGAAACTTCTTTGCCGTGTCCACCTCTACCAGTCATTTTATAGTTTTCCAGTTCTCCCAACTCTTGTGCTAGTGCAACCTCAAACTTCTCAGCTTGATCAGCTTTAACAGTAATCTTCATAAGGTTACCATCATCATCCTCTACACCATATGTTTGAGAGTTTTCATTATCCTTTCGCCCTTGGTTACGAATGCCCCCAAGTTTGGAATACACTTGATCAAGAGAAACTTCCTCTTTGAGTGTTTTCGAAAAAGGTTTCTTTGTTGCGACAGGCTTCATGTCTACCTTGTTTTGTAGTCTTGAATTGAACTTAGCCATAAAGTTAAGAAAACTATCTTCTCGCTTTTGCATTGGTATATTTGCACCACCATCTGTTCTTACGGCGATAGAGTGTGCTGATACTGATCCACCTGCTGCTGTTTCTTCTATTTTTATATTAGACATATTTTGACCAAATCGTTGCTTTTCATGAAATTATTTATACAAATTGGTCGTTTTCAGACAAAAGTCTAAACTTGATGTTCCGTTGATTACACCAATGGTCTGCCGCTTCCCACTTTAATTTATTAACCATTAGGGTATATTCCTCAACCATCCGTCTAGCGGGCTTTCTGGCTCTCGACTTTTGAGTCTGTTTTCTTGGCTTTATTTCAATAAGTTCTCTACGTAGGTTTCCCTTACCATCATCTATGGCAACAAAAAGGTCTGGCTTGTATATGGCGTTTTTCAATGCACCGGTTCGAGGATCGGGTTTCTGGTATGGTATCGCTATTTCCTCTGATGCCCACTTGACTACGTATGGGTTATTATCACAAAACCCAAATGCTTCCCGCTCCCATGATGATCGATAGATTATATCAGATGGGTCACCCAAGTACTTGTCGGGGTTTTTGGGGATAAATTGTCCACTTGCCCATTTTCCGGAAGGTTTATGTTTCATAATACTTCCTATTAGTCTTCGATGATTCCCATAATGTCACCAAACTTCACCATAATAAATTTCTCATCGTCATGTTCTAACAGTAAGCCTGTACCTCTAGGGAAGAATACTTTATCACCCTGTTTTAGTGGAATGGCTTCTACCACACCGTGGGGATTTTCAAAACCCGGACCAACAGCTTTTACAATGGCGGTGTTAGATGAAACTCGGTTCCCGACAAGAATAATTCCAGATTGTCTTTTTTCGTTATCTCCATCTAAAACTGTTACGAACACTTCATCTCTTAATGGTTTAATCATACTAGTTTACTCTAAATTATTTTCAAAACTATTTATTGTACATATTTTTAGGTGATTTAATTAAGGGTGCGTGATTTTATATCCATCATATACAAATGCCATATTGATTAGAGACACCTCTGAAGCTGTCATGTCCAGTTCGTCCGCTATTATGTTAGATATTTTGGGGTTAAAAAATTCATATTGTGTTCGGGATGCACCCCCATTACCAACGTGGAGAAGTGTTATCTTTTTTATGACACCCAGTTCGCTCCCATTATCTAGTTCACCTATGGTTGATAGGGTTGATAGGGTTGACCTCTCTGGACCCCCTGCGTTAGCCAGTGGGCTTACTGCGTTCATATATGCTTCTATGATAGAGTGACTTCGGTTACTGGTATCATCATATAAGGTAACGTTCAATACAGAGAAGTCTGTTCTGGTAGCTACCTTTGATCTATAGCCATAAAAGTTTACATCTTTATATGTTATTACCGGTGTTATTCTTCCAGAAGTTTTAATTGGGAGATAATTTGTTTCTAAGTTTAATTCTCCTGATGTCTGTCTACCGGGGTTGATCGAACGGAACTCGAACTTGAGGAAAAAATTGAACTTTAATTTTGGAGCCTCGTTGGACGCAAATTTGTCCTGTATTGAAGGTGCTCCATACAACCCCTTATCATATAGAATAGGAAATGCTATAGCCATATTATCTCACCACCGATCTATCTTTTACTGCTTGTAGTTTTATAACACTATTTCGAACAAATGGTAAAATTGTGTCATTATTCTTTCTTAAGAATCTCCCAGTACTTACCTGTTCAAATAAGTCTAGGGATATCTCTTCTGAACGCTGATACAGATCATCTGAGTATATTCTCATTTCAGTGAAAAGTTCTACCGTACCCAAACTCATAGCAATAAACTGAACTTTTTCGTCAACACTACTAGCACTATCAAGTAAGCTAATATTAGCGTATGTTGGTACGCGATCAAATGCTAAAATACTGCCCAACTCTTTTCCCCTTTTAGAAAACGATATAAGCTCTAAGAAAAATAGTCCTTTTGAAACTCTACCGTTTCCGAAATCATTCTTCAATTGTGCAAAACCTATATCACTGTTTTTATCCCGTTCCGGTTGAAAAACAACAAAATCCATAGTTGGTAGGCGGGATGATTGACGATCTAGAATGGCTCGGGCCTCATCAAATCTTCCCTCTTTTATAGAATTCTGTACACTTCTAATAATTTTCATCGTGGTGGATTTAATCTTGGTATGGTGTTATTTATAAAAAAAGCCCACAGTTCGTGTGGGCTTTTTTGTACTTATGTAACAGGGGGTAGTACTTAGAATCGAGTACCAACACCACCGGTAGCTTTCTTCTCTATTCCAGTTACTAACATTCTAGCATGATCATATCGTATTGTCATAGTGGTTTTAATTGTTTCTGAAGCCTGATAGTCTAGGTCCCCAAAATCCACGTTATTTAAAGCACAACCTTCCAAGCTCCACGTTTCCAATGGGTTGGTGGTTCCACCCGCATTAGGGTGACTACCGTTCAATAGTTGCATTATCACGTTGAATTTGTAATCTTCACCAGCTTCGGCTTGACCCAAAAATTCTCCTGCATCTGGACCAATAAGTCTTTGTTGGACTTCCATTTGATCTTGGATGGCCCTATGGCATCTTCCACCAAGGTCGGGTTCAATAACAAATGTTACTGGTTGGAAAGTATACTTACCTTGTAGATATGCACGAGAGTTATATCTGTCTAATTGAATCTCTTCATACTCAACCTTTGGTCTTTCTGCTGTGATTGCCATAGACGTTATCGCCTTAATACCGTTATTAGCGGCTTCTCTTAATAGCATGGTGACCTGCCATCTGTTTTTGTATAGTGGTTGTTGAATTCCTCCACCAAAACCAGCCGGGATTCCCATATCTGTGATTAACGCCATGTGTTAAGCTCCTATAATTTTAATCGTTCACCATTATTTATCAAATCTGATAATTTTTACTGTATAAATACTTTGGACCTTACAAGGATAACCCAATGGCACAGAACCACAATAAAGCTTCACTCGCGATACACGCATTCGTTGACAACTTAGATAACGCCCACTATGATGCAAGTGATAGGCGATTAGAGTACAATCTAGGAGAAATTATTCAAAATGGTTTTTTCTCTGATGTAGAAATAGTTATTGTAGAAGCACAAAGTTTTTCTATACGTGCGGCAAAAATGAAATCATCTGGTAAGTTTGCTATTGTCATTCAAACGCCAACTCTACCAGAGATTGGTAAAGTTGATGACTTCATTGAACATTCAAAAGTGTCAATACCCCTCATTAAAGAACTTGCTAAAATTGCTACTTACTTGGACGATACCAGAGTGGGTGGTGCCCCTGATATTATGACTGACTATGAGAAAGCTAAAAAGTTTAATGAGAAAGAGTTTTTTGAACAAGCATATATGGCTGGTGTAGAAAAAATGAATCAGTTTTTATCCAGACTAGCGGGACAGATTAAAAGTTTAGAACAGAAAGCAGAAAACTCCGGTCTAGCTTCAAGAAAATCTACGTATGTACTTGCAATCCAAAAACTTAAAGATGAAACTATTGGTGAAGATGAGAAAAAGTTTACTTCCAAATTTTATGATCTTTTAGAAGATATTCATAGTGGTTTTAAAAAGCATATAGATTCGACAAACAAGAAACGCTTGGAATCACGTATAAGCCAGTTTTATAAAAAGGTGGCTTCTACGTTTTAATTATAGTATAATATTTGAATGAGTATACAATGTCAAATATGTAAAAAAGAATTTAAAAGTATAATAACACAAACCCATCTTAAAACTCATGGAACCACTACCCATGAGTATAAGTTGTTATATGGCCAAAATTCACTATCTTCTCCAGAATATATCGAAGAGAAGAGAAAAGCGGTGGCTGGTAAAAACAATCCAATGTTTGGTAAAACTCACTCGAATGAAACTAAAGAGTCTATATCCCTTCAAAAAACTGGGAAACCTTTTAACAAACCTGATGGGTTTAATGAAAAAATGCAACAAGTGGCAAAAACTCGAAAATCTAGGAAAAGGGGATACGTGAGAACTTCCCCATCTGATGATACAAAGGGTAAAATTTCAAAATCCGTAACACAGTATGCCAAAAATAATCCGGAAAAAATTTCCGAACGTGGTAAAAAGGCGTATAACACCAGTGTAATTAATGGTACATATAAAAATATTAATGAGCGGTTTAGAAGTCTTGATCCAGTGAGATATGAACAGCATTTGAAAGATAGCTCATCTCGTGTACAACATGCTAATGATGTAAGGTCTGAAACATTGAGGTTGGCGGCAATGGATGTGGCTTCTCAAAATAACCTATTGGTTCTTGAAGAATTTAAAACTTCTTCAGGATTAAATTCCCTACAATTAAAATGTGGTACATGTTCTACCGAGTTTTCAATGACTAGACAATTCTTTACTCCATCCAAGGAGCGAGTAGATTATTGTCCCACCTGTTATCCGAGGGAGTTTCGAGTCAGTTCAGCGGAAACTGAAATCTTTGAGTTTCTTCAGTCCATGTCTATAGATGTGCGACGGAATGATAGAACCCTCATACATCCACTAGAGGTTGATCTATATTTACCCAACGAAGGTGTTGCTATTGAATATGATGGACTGTATTGGCATTCTCAAGAGGTCTTAATGCGTAATGGAAATGATCCCCTAAAAACATCTCATAAAAGAGAACTCCTTAAGGCACAAGGAATATCCCTGCTTGTGATTTTTGAAGATGAATGGCAATATAAAAAGGATATTGTTAAGAGTATCCTCAGAAGTAAACTGGTTAAAGATAATACAAGAATATATGCTAGAAATTGTGATATTAGAGAAGTCTCTGTGAAAGACTCACGAAAGTTTGTAGACGATAACCACATACAAGGTTACAACAAGTGTAAATTTCGTTATGGTTTGTACTATGCTGAAGAGTTGGTTTCCTTAATGAGTTTTTCCAATTCCAACATTTCTAGAAAATCTAAAGTGTGGGAAATAGATAGATTTTGTGCAGCCCAAAATACAACAGTAGTTGGGGGTGCATCTAAGCTTTTTAAACATTTTTTAAAGTCCTGTGATCCAAGTAATGTCGTTTCTTATGCAGACTTGCGATGGGGGGATGGGTCTGTATATGGGTACCTAGGGTTTACACAAGAAAAACTTACTAAACCGAACTATTGGTATTTTCTCCCCAATGATTTAAAACGTTATCATAGATACACGTTAAGAAAAAATCATAATGATAACCCCACATTAACAGGTTATGAAAATAGGAAACTTGAGGGGTGGTATCGGATATGGGACTGTGGGAGTTCCAAGTGGAGTTGGTCTAAATAAAAAAGCCCGGAATGTCCGGGCTTTTCTTTATTACTTTTCGAATATTTTTATTCGTCGTCTCTTACTTCTATAATACTACCCGGATCACCAATGTCCGCATTTAGAGCCACTACTCGGATAGGTACGTAAATAAATTCTACCGCAGTAATAGGTTTTAATGCTACATCGATCCAAAGTTCTTTTCTCTGAACTCTATCTGGTGTATTGTTGGACTCATCACAGATTGTAGCAAAGTCAAACAATGCTCTATCATTAATAAGTCCAGCTAAGAAGTTGTCAACTGTGCCTTTAACCTGATCACGAGTGATCTGATCATTAGGTTCGAACAAGTATGGAAACAATGATCTACGAACTTCACGTTTAATAAAACGTAATAGTCGTTCAATGTTTACAGATTCTCGTAAAGAGATTGCTGGGTAAACAGTTTTCTGACCAAGTACCACGAACCCTCGTCCCGCAATACGGGTGATAGGGTTAATGTTCTTTGGGTACTCATATAGAGAATCCCTAGTTCCAACATCCAAATCATCTTCAACAAATGTAGTCGGGCCACCCAAGTTCCCGGAAACATATCCAGTAGCAGATAGGTGACTACACAAACCACGTTGAACACCAGCGGGAGCATACCATAGGGCTTCTGTTGAATCATTGAAAGCATATACTCTCAATGCAGAACAAGCAGAAGTTGTAAGAATGTCCTTACCAGTAATGTTAGAAGAAATCCCATGTCCATAGTAATATGCAGCACCGGCATCAGTAACTCGTCCAGACGAGAGTGCCCATGTTGAAATTCCGTTGAATCCTGTTGGTGGCTTGTCGAATGGTGTTTCACCAATAACGAAGACTTCGTCCAACATAACATCTGACAATCTAGTTAACTCTTCAACGGTTTCTGGATATCCCGGACATACCAGCAAGTTGTATGAGTATGCATCAGGGTTTCTGATACCAAGTGTTGGATTGTTGATAGCGGCTTGTAGCCTTTCAACAATTTCAGTTTTTCTCATTTCATTGTTGGTACCAAGGCTTGTGAAGTTTCTAAACTCTCTAGTCAGTTCATATTCATTAGCCGCAGTTGATAATAGTCCCTGAGTCGTTGTAATATCATAGGATGTAGCATCGTCAATGGCATTAAACAAGCCATTAAACACACCTACTGCGTCTTGATCATATCCATCTGGATAGATGGGTAAAGGCATAATACCTAATCCCGGTACTGGATCAACCAAAAACTGGTATAAGTTTAGAGAACTAAACAGTCCATTAGCTCCAGATATATCTTCTTCTATTAGAATGGTAGACGTTACGCCAGTAGCAGCGGATGTTACTCGCAATCTACCTGCATTGAAAGCAATACTAGCAGCACTACCTAGGTTAGTGTTAATCTGGGTAATTAGTTCACCGAATGTCTGGATAGTTGATCCATCGAGGTTGATGATAATATTTCCGCTTCCGGCAACATTAATAGTGGCCGCATATGAGGTGGCATCGTTGTTAAGGCCGGTTACATCTGCTTTAGTAAGGAAACCACCAGTTGTATCGAATACAATTTCTTGGTATCCTGCTCGCTCTACATTGTTATCATCTAAGAAGTATTCTCTGAATAGGTTTATTTGATCAGTTCTACCTTTAGGGGAGAATGAATAAAGA